AATTAGATGGCGAATAGACGCTTCTGGTGGTAATACAGTTGAGGACTTTTTTGCGTGATAGATTTTACACCTTACTTAAATGATGATAGATTGCCTGTTATGAATACAGATCAGTTTAATTATATTACAGAAAAATATGGTAAAGAAAAGTTTAGAGAAGAACTATCAGAATATATCTCACAGGCAAGACCACCTTTTCCTTTTAAGAAAATATCTAAACAAGATATGATTACTAACTTTCTTGATTTAAAATCTTTTGACACAAGTAAGAATATAAAATCAAAGAGTGATATAGAAAAAACTGTATTTGAAAAATATGATGATTACAAATATTCTTTTGATGAATATGGTTTAGGTTTGATAGAAGGTGCAAACACATATAATACAGTATCAAATTATTTTATGCAAGAGTTAAGATTGAATTGTGGTAGTTATGGTTTTAGAGCACCAGTAGATGTATGGCAAAATGGCAATGCAAAAGATATATGGCGTTGTTTTGGTCCTATCTGGCGAGGAATTAATACTAACAATACGTTAGATGAAAAAGTTTACATGAGTGCATTTAGATTAGGCACATATATTGCAACACAATTTAAACCTGTTGTTGCAAAAACAATATATGAAATGACTAACGCAAAAACTGTTCTTGATACATCTATGGGTTGGGGTGATAGACTTGCAGGTTTCTATGCCTCAAATGCAACACACTATATTGGTTGTGATCCTAATCCTAATACATTTAAAGTATATAAAGAAATGATAAAGGTCTTTGATAAACTTACTGACAACAAAAAAACAACACAGATATATAATTGTGGTGCAGAGGATTTGCCTTGGGATGAAATTAATAATATAGATTGTGCATTTACATCACCACCATATTTTTCTACTGAAAGATATAATGAAGGTGGTGAAAAAGAAGAATTACAATCATGGGCAAAGTTTAACGAGTATGATAAATGGCGAGACGATTTCTTTTTACCTGTAAGTGAACAATGTATTAAGAAATCAAAACATACACTTATCAACATCATGGATCCTAAAATAAAAGGTAAAAGATATAGAACTGGTGATGAGTTGTGTGATAAGTATAAAGAGAAGTTTAAAGGTCAGATAGGCATGAGAATAATGCAAAGACCTAAAAGTGACAAATTATTCAAAGACGAACAAGAGAAAAAAGAATTTATGAATAATATATTCATAGAGAACATATGGTATTTTTCTAACGAAAATACTGATTTATTTAAAAAATCAACATTAGACGAATTTTTTGCTTGATTTAATGAGAGGAGTGTGATATAATGAAAGAACTATTAGAACAAATGAATAAACAAAATCTTACAGTTTCAGATTACAGTACAATGATAAAGATAATACAAGCGTCTTTACAAAGAGGTGCTATACGTGCTGAAGAATGTACTACTGTAGGATTAATATACGAAAAATTAAAATACATGATACAAAAAACACAAAAGGAGAATGATAATGCCGGACTTTCTAAAACAGATAATTAAAGAAACAGGAAATGAATATGCTTCACTTGTAAGTGAAGGCGTTGAAGCAGGTGATGTAGATACATTTATTGATACAGGTTCATATCACTTTAATGCTTTATTGTCTGGTAGTATTCATGGCGGCATACCTTCAAATAAAATAACTGCTCTTGCAGGTGAAAGTGCAACAGGTAAAACTTTCTTTGTATTAGGTATGTGTAAATCTTTTCTAGATAATAATCCTGACGCAGGTGTTATCTATTTTGAAAGTGAAAGTGCATTAACAAAACAATTAATTGAAGAACGAGGTATTGATAGTGAACGAATGGTTATCATGCCTGTCACAACAGTACAAGAATTTAGAACACAAGCGTTAACTGTGTTAGACAAATATACAGAGCAAAACGAAGCAGATAGAAAACCTTTGTTATTAGTGTTAGATAGTTTAGGTATGTTATCAACTACAAAAGAAGTAGAAGATACAGCAGACGGTAAAGAAACTAGAGATATGACTAGGGCACAAGTTTTAAAAGCGGCATTTAGAGTATTAACTCTAAAACTAGGTCGTGCAAAAGTGCCAATGGTTATAACAAATCATACTTATGATGTTGTAGGTGCTTATATGCCTATGAAAGAAATGGGTGGTGGTTCTGGTTTAAAATATGCTGCCTCAACTATTGTTTATCTTTCAAAGAAAAAAGAAAAAGAAGGCACAGAGGTTATAGGTAATATCATACATTGTAAAACTCAAAAATCTAGATTGTCAAAAGAGAACATGATGGTTGATGTGAGATTACGATATGAAACAGGTTTAGATAAATATTATGGTTTACTAGACTTAGCAACAAAACATGGTATCTTTAAACAAGTTTCAACAAGAATAGAACTACCAGATGGTTCTAAACAATATGCAAAAAGTATTTACGCTGATCCAGAAAAATACTTTACTGACGATATACTAAAACAAATAGACGAAGCAGCAAAAAAAGAATATAGTTATGGCAACACCGAAATATAGTTATCAAGAAAATCCGTCAAATGATTTGACAGGTTTTAAAATAGAAGAAGGTAATTATAAAGATGTCATATACACATATGGAAAAGTTTCGCCTATTGAAGAAGAAGAAAAGTTAAGACTTAAATTTGAATATAACGTACATGAGAATCCTAATAAGTGTGATACGGATTCTAGTGACTTTATAAATGTAATAGGTGATATTTTAGCAATCGAAGTAGAGAAGGAGAATGATGGTAACAGCGGAAAGAATAGAGAAGACAACACTCAAAAATCTAATACATAACGAAGATTATACAAGAAAGGTTTTACCTTTTCTTAAATCTGAGTATTTTGATGATAGACATGAGCGTATCGTATTTACAGAGATACGAAAGTTTATTCAACAATATAACAAACGTCCTACAAAAGAAACTCTACAAATAGATTTAGGTAAACGCAAAGACCTAAACGAAGATGAATTTAAAAAAATTGTAGATTTAGTTTCTACTCTTAACAAAGAAGAAATAGATTTAGATTGGTTAGTCAACACTACAGAAAAGTTTTGTAAAGATCGTGCCATACACAATGCTGTTATGAACGGCATACATATATTAGATGGTAAAGATAACAAACAAACACCTGAAGCAATACCTGAAATCCTCCGTGACGCTTTATCTGTTAGTTTTGATAATGCTGTGGGGCATGATTATTTACTCGATATAGATAAACGATTTGATTATTACCATAAGAAAGAAACAAGAGTACCTTTTGATCTAGACTATTTCAACAAAGTCACAAAAGGTGGTTTACCTACAAAAACTCTAAACGTATTACTTGCCGGCACAGGTGTAGGTAAAACTTTATTCATGTGTCATCAGGCAGCAGCGGCACTATCTCAAAACAAAAATGTTTTGTATATCACTTTAGAAATGGCAGAGGAACGTATTGCAGAAAGAATAGACGCAAACTTACTTAACATATCTATGGAAGATTTAGCGATGTTAAACAGAAAACTGTTTAATGATAAGATTACTAATCTACAAAACAAAACAACAGGTACATTAATTATAAAAGAATATCCTACTGCTTCTGCTCACACAGGTCATATAAGAACATTAGTAAATGAATTAGCACTTAAACGTACATTTAAACCTGATATCATCTTTGTTGATTATATTAATATATGTGCAAGTGCAAGATTTAAACCTGGCAGTAATGTCAACAGTTATACTTACGTCAAAGCGATTGCTGAAGAAATGCGTGGTCTTGCTGTTGAGTTAGACTTGCCTATTGTAACCGCAACTCAAACAACGAGAACTGGTTACGTTAGTACAGACATTGGTCTCGAAGACACCTCAGAAAGTTTTGGTTTACCTGCAACAGCAGATTTTATGTTTGCCTTGATATCTAGTGAAGAACTAGAACGTGCTGGGCAAATGCTTGTCAAACAATTAAAAAACAGATACAACGACCCTACACTTAATCGTAAATTTATTATAGGTGTTGATCGTGCAAGAATGAAACTATTTGACGTTGAACAACAAGCACAAAACTTAATACAACCAGAAGAGGAGAAATATGTCGAACACAACTCGAAAGACAAAGAAACGGAAGAAAAGTACAAAGACTTTAACTTCTAGAAACAAATTAGTCTATGAGGTAGAGACTAAAAAAGAAAAACGCAAATATAAGTTTCAAGTCTTAGAACATTATAATGGCAATACTCAGATTGTCAGTAGATTTGATTTTAAAGACCAGGCAAAAGAATTTGCAGAATTTCACAATAAAAATCAAGTTTGGTTGGTAAATGGGGGTATTCCTAAACATCTTTGTATAACCTAAAATAGTGCTTGACTAAATAGTTACTTTAGTATATAAATGGGAGTAATGATGAGGTTTCAAGACTTTAGAGACAATTTAAACGACACGCTTGCAGAGCAAAACACTAATCTACCTAAAGAGGTTTTTATAGGTTTAGATTATGAGAGAAGTGAAAAGTTATCTAGTTCAAAGCGTGACGTAATTATTGTACGTTCAAAAGATAGAGAAGACGATAGAGACGAGATTTTACGAAATCTTAAACAACAAGATATAGAAGCGAAGATAGGTTCAGGTTCTTCAAGTGTTGATCCTATAGACGGCACACACGAAGATAAAGCATTTCGCATTATGGTCAAACCTGTATCAGGTGGTATGGCCGAAACTACTCTTAATTCATCAATCACAGAATTATTTCCTGCAATTGCATTTGAGAAAAAATATAATGCAAAGAATCCACAAGACTTTCACAAATTTGTATTAGATCAAGAACCTAAAAAATTAAAATGTGTTCATGAAAAAGATATCTTAGCGGCACAAGAGACAATCAACAAAGCAGATACATCTAGTAAATTTGAAATTAAGATGAATAATGCAATCGCAATATTGCAATACATCAAAGATCAAAATAAAGATAAACCTATTAAAGAGGTTCGTTGGGGATATCGTTCATCTTCAAAACCACCTGGCGTACCAGGTAATCACCCAGGTGATATATTTCTTATATACAAAGATAATAAAATTTTAGGTGTAAGTTTAAAAGCAGGTGGTAAGAAAACTGCTGAACCTCAACTCAATACATATGTTGCAACTATATTCAAATCGTTTCAAGACGAGGGCACATATAATAAGTTAATGTCAGCAGCATATAAAAGTGTGTATTCAAAAATAAAAGGTATTGAATCAAACTATAATAAGAATAGAAAAACTAAAGATGTTCTTCGTGCCTTTGAAAGAAAGAACAATAGAAAATATGAACAACTGTATGACGAGTATCTAGAATTAAATAGAAAAGCAATAGTTAATAGATTTAATAAAGATAGAAAGAAAACATTAAATTATATTCAACAAGAAGTTTTAAGAGACGCACCTAAAGTGCCTACAATGGTAATTAAGGCAGAGGGTAGAAACTACTCAGAGGTTACAGACAAAGACGCATTAGGTGTATTTTTACCACAAGTTCAATTCATAAAAGCATATACAAGTAAATCATCAAAACAAAATTGGTTTATAGATTTAAAATCTGGTAAAGATAAGTTAACTATGAAGATGTCAATAAGAACAAATAAAGCAGGTCACCCAGGCGTTAAGAAATTAGGTCAGTTTAGTCTTGCAGTAAAGTATAATGGATTAGCATAATGTTATTAGTAGAAGATAAAAATACACACTTAGAACATTTAGAAGATGATATCATCAATAATGGTTATGCAGGTGGTCAAAATGCAATCGCCTTTTTAGAATCACTAAATGAATTACTATCAGGTCATTCTAATAAAAAAGTTAATCTAACTGTTAAGTGGGATGGTGCACCTGCTATTGTTGCAGGTCCTAGTCCTGAGAATGGTAAGTTTTTTGTAGGTACTAAATCTGTATTTAATAAAACACCTAAAGTAAATTATTCAGTACAAGACATAAGAAATAATCACGAAGGACCAGTTGCAAATATTTTAAGAGAATGTTTACAATATCTTTCTACTTTAGGTATGAAAGAGATACTACAAGGTGATTTAATGTTTACTAATTCATCTAAAAAGAAAACAACATATAAAGACCCAACAGGTAAACAAGAAGCAATGATATCGTTTCAACCTAACACAATAGTTTACATGGTACCAGAGGGTACGCCTTTTGGCAAAAAAATAAACAGTAGTAAGTTAGGTATTGTTTTTCATACTACTTACAAAGGTAAAGATTTTAAATCACTAAAAGCAAGTTTTGGTGCTAATGTTTCTAAATTAAGAAGGTCACCTAATGTATGGTTTGATGACGCAAGTTATAAAGACGTATCAGGTAACGCATTGATGACACTAGGTGAAAGTCAACAATTACAAAAGACTATTAACATGGCGTCTGGTTCACTAAAGAAATCAAAAGAGTTATTAAACAAAATTAAAACAGAAAAGAATACTTTGTCTGTAGGTGTACAATTAAAAACATATCTTAATTCGTTTATTAGAGCGGCAACAGATTTGCCAAGTACAAAAGAAACAGCAAATAAGTTTAGAGAGTTTTACAAAGAAAGAACACAAAAAGAAGTAGATAGTGTTAAGACAGATAAAGCAAAAGACAAATACAAAACAATACAAGATACAGGTTTAAAATTTATTGACAATCATAATGAAAGTATTTACTTTGCTTGTGCAACATATAAAACATTACAAACAGCAAAAGGTGTAATCATATCAAAACTAAACAAGGCAAAAAGTATTGGTACATTTAAAACAACACCTAACGGTTTACAGGCAACAAATCCAGAAGGTTATGTTGCAGTAGATAAAAAAGGTAAAGCAGTAAAACTTGTGGATAGATTAGAGTTTAGTATTCAAAACTTTACTGCCGCAAAGAATTGGGAAAAAGGTTAATGAAATTAGAACCATTTATTTTAAAAGAAGGTTTGTATGACCCAGGTATCTTCAAGGCATTTTTTCTTGCAGGTGGTCCAGGTTCTGGTAAGAGTTATGTCACTTCTAGAATAACAGGTGGTCTTGGTTTGAAAAATGTTAATTCAGATAGTGCATTTGAAAGAGCATTGAAGAAAGCAGGATTGTCTTTAGATATGCCACCTGAAGAACAATATTTTAGAGATAAAGTAAGAGCAAAATCAAAAGCAGTAACAGGAAAAAGTTTAGATTTGTATATACAAGGCAGATTAGGTTTAGTGATTGATAGTACCGCACGAGACGTATTAAAAATTTACACTGGATTAGCTGCATTGAAAAGATTAGGATATGAATGTCATATGATATTTGTAAATACAAGTTTAGATGTTGCGTTGGCAAGAAATGCTATGAGACCTAGAAAAGTGCCTATTGATATTGTAAAAAAAAGTCATGCAGAAATACAACAAAATATGGGTAAGTTGCAAATGTTATTTGGTATGAAAAATTTTTATGTTATTGATAACAATAAAGCAAATGATGATATACTTGCGAAAGCATATAAGATGGTTGCACGAATAGTTAAAAAACCTATAACAAATCGTACTGCAAAAATGTGGATGAGAAAAGAATTAGAAAAAAGGAGAGCAAAATGAGTGACGAAGATTTTTATGATCCTATTACTGAAGCCTGTTGGAAAGGTTACAAACAAGTAGGTATGAAAAACAAAGGTGGTAAACAAGTACCCAATTGCGTTCCTATTAAAGACGCAAAGATAAAAGAAACATTTAGAGAGTTTACTGAAAACGCACCTAATACTGCTGACGCAATGAAAAGATATAAAGCAGGTAAGGCAGGGTTTACAGATAAAGCACACTTGAAAGCAAAAGGTTTAATACCTAGAGCAGATGGTGAAAAAAAGAAAAGTGACAAATATAAATGAAAAAGTTTAATGAGTTATTAAGAAGTAAAGTAGGTAGAAAACAACCAGTTGTTTTTGCATTTGGTCGTTTGAATCCACCTACTATTGGTCATCAAAAACTCATTGATAGAATTATTACTATAGCAAAAAGAGTAAAAGGTTTACCTGTGCTATATGTAAGTGCAAGTCAGGATAAATCTAAAAATCCATTGACAGTAAAACAAAAACTAGATTATCTGAAAAAGTTATACCCTCGTGGTATACAACTAATGCCTGCAACAGGCAATGAACGTACATTTATGGAAATATTGAAAAATAGATTTGATAAGAAATACACAGACGTGTATATGGTTGCAGGTAGTGATAGAGTTTCAGAATTTAGAAGACTAATTAAAAAATATAACGGTAAAGATTATAACTTTGATACTGTAGAAGTTGTGAGTGCAGGAGAACGAGACGCTGACGCTGCTGGTGCCACAGGCATGAGTGCAAGTAAAATGAGAGGTTTCGCTTCTGTTAACGACTTCAAAAGTTTTAGAGCAGGTCTTATCGCAGGCACCAAGGAGAAGGACGCTATGAAATTATTTAAAGACTTAAAAAAAGGTATGGGCGTGAACGAGGATATGGCACCCGAGGATGAAAATTTGAGAACAATACGAGAGCATTATCATAACAACAATTTATTTAATATGGGCGATATAGTTGAAAACAATAATAATGGAAATGTTGGTAAGATTATCAAACGAGGACCAAATTATGTTCAGTATGAAATGGAAGATGGTGGGGTTGAAAAAGCATGGTTAAATGAAATTACACCTGCAAACAATATCGATAGTGAGATACAAGTTGAAGATGTTGATAAAAAGAAACTAGTATTACAAAAGAATAGTGAACAACTAAAATCTTTTTCATCATTTGAAGATGAGATTAATGAAAAGAAAATCGCACAAGATCCTGACGTAAAGAAAAGTCCAGGTACACAACCTAAAAAATATTATAAAACATTATCAAAGAAAGATAAGAAAACAAGAGACAGATCATTTAAAAGATTTGGTGGCAAACATCATGATGATCCAGACGCATATCCTAAATCAGGACAACATCCTGGTGATAAAGGTGCAAAAACAAAACCATCTACATTTACAAAGAAGTTTGATAAAATGTATGGTGAGGAAGAAGTAAAAGAAATACAAGATATTAAGGCATGGGCAGAAAGTCAAGAGACTATTGATAAATGGCGAGATCATTACGGTGCAGACTATAGAGTGCATTTAGATAAGACTGTTTCTGAAATGATAGATGATGTTGTAAGTGAGAATACAGGCGTAAGAAATAAAGCAAAGAAAACAGGTATGCCATATGGTATATTAATGAAAGTATATAACAGAGGCATGGCAGCATGGCGTGGTGGTCATAGACCAGGTGCTTCTCAACAACAATGGGCAATGGCAAGAGTTAATAGTTTTGTTACTAAGTCAAGTGGAACTTGGGGTAAAGCGGATTCTGATCTTGCCGCAAAAGTTAGAGCAGCGGGGAAAGACTAATGAGTAAAATAAAATCTAGAGAAGAAGTCGAAGCAATTGATAAGTTTTGCGAAGAAAATGATTTGTATTCTGACTTAGAGATTACTGAGGCAGAGTATCAAGGTAAGAAAGTAAATCTAAATGATCCTATTCGTGGTGGGTCAAAGAAGTTTTATGTTTATGTAAAAGATGGTGATAAGGTAAAGAAAGTATCATTTGGTGATACTACAGGTTTATCTATTAAGAGAGACGATCCTGGTAGACGTGCTTCGTTTAGAGCGAGACACAATTGTGACAACCCAGGACCTAAAACAAAAGCAAGATACTGGTCGTGTTATCAATGGCGTGCAGGCGCTAAAGTTGACAATTAGTATAAATAGTATAACGGAGAGAAACTATGAAGTATAACAAATCGATGGCACAAATCTTGGCAGAAATGAATGAGAATGCTATTGAAGAAGGCAAGATGAAGCAGTTGGCGATGATGATTAAACAAAAAAAATCACCAGAGCAAATCGCAAAAGCATTAAAAGTAGATGTGAAAACCATCAAATCACTTATGGGTGAGCAAGAAGGTGAAGGTCCAGAAGACCCTATTGATCAGGCCAAAAAGAAAATAGACAAGATAAAGAAAATTGCTATATTGAAAAAACAAATGGCAGACATTCAAAAGTCTGAGGATACTGACGTTGAAGAAGGTATTAAACCATATGTTTCTATGATGAGAGATAATGGTAAGATGAAATATAGAGTCTTAGATAAAGATGAAAAAGAAATATTAGTAACTACTGATGGTAAAAAGGCAGAGGACTTTTTTAAAAAAAACTATAATAAGTTACGAGCAGGTTCAATAAAACCTATGAAAGAAGAAACTGATTTAGAAGAATTTACTGACAAACA